CATCTGCATTGGTAGTATTGCTCATGATGTAAGGCATAGCACCTCCACCACCGTAGCCACCACCGAAACCATTGCCCCAACCACCGAGAGCAAACAGAAACAGCAGTATAATCCACCAGCCGTTATCTCCACCCCAGCCGCCGAAGCCACCAGAGCCGCCACCATACATGGGAGCCACGGGCATAACCATATCGTTACCTCCATTTCCTTCTGTTAAAGACATAACTTTAACTCCTTTCATTGTTATTTATACTTAACCTTGCGCAATGGTTTTGTATCAATGTTTAGTTAGCATGTTCTGTATTTGCGTTGCCATTTGTGAAAGCTGATTATATTGAGCTTGTGACATTCGACCGGAATTAAGAAGCTGTTGTACTTGTTCTTTTGGGTCACCAGAAAAAGATTGTCTGAATTGATTTAATTGATTGACTAAATTAGTCATTGGATTCATTTGATGCTGTCCGCCTAATGTATGAAATAATTGATTACTCATTACTCTACCTCACTTCTCTGTACAAACTCACTGAGTCTTTTATCCAGTTCTTCTCTTGTAATAAACTGTGATGTATCTATCTGCGGTTCGTGTTGAATGGTGTTGACTGGTTGAGTCGATTGCTGAGTACGTTCTGTATAATCAAAGATTCTAAGCGGCATAGGCATACCGCTCTGGTCAGATGATTTGATATAGAATGTGTTTGATTCACTATCCATTAACATGACACTTTTGCCGGGAGCTACAGCCCAAGATTTCGCTCCTGCTTCGCCTTGCACCCACAGTATTCCTGTATCATTGACTGGTTGAGTCATTTGTTGTACAACTGGCTGACTCAACTGTTGTTGAGGGACGTAGTTGTATGTGGGATACATTTGTTGATAACCTATTGGGAATCCATTGTTGTAAGCCATTTAAATCTCCTTTCGCCAATAATAAATTGGAACTTCATCACCACTGTCCCATGTATCGTAATAATTACCGTCTGAGACAGCTATTACATGTGTACCTGTAGCTAATATGCCAGTAAGATGTGGATTATCTGCACAGAATTGACGTACTGTATAACAATCAGGGCAAGTGTCGGGAATGATATATCGTTTAAATCCATTCAGTAGTAAATATGAACCCCAAACATCATTAGAAGATGGCATATCATGCATAGAAAAACCAAGAGCTACTATACTGAGATATGTATATTCCCAATCTTTATTTGTCGCTCTTGATATTGCTCTTATTACACAGTCCCCCACAAGTTTTCTTGTCGGATTTGGATTGTACGCAACATATGCCATTTTGTGATACCTCTGTCGATAAAATTTGAAGCGCACGCATTGGAGAACAATGATGCTCTAACATAATCCAGTGAAGTTCAGAAGAAATATCTCTCATAGTTATCACCTCGCTTTTAAAAAAGTGTAACAAAAAAGAAGCACCGTAACTTGTACGATGCTTCTACAAAAATTTTACAGTATTTACATATATGGAAGAACACGCTTTATTTTAGTCTTAACTCTTTTAGCTAATTTTGATACCTGCCCTTCCGACACATGCATTGCAAGAGATATTTCTATATTTGACTTATGCTTTGCACGCAGGTTAAAGTATTCCAATTCGCTATCTGAGAAATTACACAATTCTCTGAATTTATTTAATTCTGGAACTGTAAAATCATATATCTGCATGAGCTTTTAATTCGTCTATTCTCTTCCACGCTGTGGCTAAAGATGCTTCTAATTTTGTCAGCTTGTCATGGTCTTCTTTCTGGTCATTTTTCATGCTTGCAATTTCTGACTTTATATCAGCAATGCCACTTCCTATGCTTTCAAGTTTCACAATAACAGTAGTCAATTCTGTTGTATTGGCTTTTGTGCTATTGTTCATGTACATATATGCGGTTAAAAGAATAGAGATTACAGATATAATTATTGGCGCATAGCTCATTAGAATACCTCCTTTCTACAAATTTTTCTAAAGTTACTCTACTACTTTCCATCCTTGAGGATATGCAGTAGGAGACCAGACATTATTATCTATTGTAGATTCATAAGTCTTTCCTTCATAAGTAACTTTATCACCAGTCATATATGGATTCGTAGAATCGGGCTGTTGCCATTCGCCTATTTCTGTCCCATCTTGGCCGGGTAATATCTCTGCAAAAAGAGCTGGTGCATTGACAGGAGACCAATCAGCCTGAGCAGAATGATTCTGTAATACTTTATACAGAGTATCATTATATCTTACTCGCATACCTTCTGTATAAGTCTCTGTAGCTGACCATTTAGGGAAAAGCTCTTTAGCTTCTACTGCATCAGTATCAGTAAGATTATCTGTTAATTGTTCAATAGTATGGCGTAATTCTCTTGCACGTTCAATTTTATCGCTCATAATTATTCCTCTCCCATCAATATCTTACCGATTGTTGCATACTCTTCATCATCACTTGTGTATGTTGCGCCATAGAAATAGAAGTGTCCTGTATAAGAACCATCAGGATTCTTAACAGCTTGTACTCCATCTGGCTTTAAGCCTTTAAGCACTTGAATGATTGTCTCATCCCTTATAATGCGGACTTCTGCTAAATTCTCTTCTGTCATCTTCGCCCACATATTAAGAAAATCAGACTGGGTGGGGCAGAGAATGATAAAAGAATTAGATGTATAATCCGCTATTTGTACTTCAGTTTTATCATTTAATATAATTTTCATAATACACCTCTTTTATTAGCTTAAATGTAACATATAACTCTGGAGATAGCAAGTAGTTTTATATTCTCCCTTCCCCACAAAAGCAGGAAAGGGAGAATTGGTTTGATTAAACGCAGAAGCCAAGAGCCACGCCGAAATCGTTGTACGCATTGAGACCTCCATCGGTGCCACCAATGCGGACACCCATCCAAGCGTTAACTGTGGACGCTGACCGCAACCACCATAAGGAGGAAGAACCACTTCTGTTTTTAGACCTCGATGCGTTATCTTTAAATATGGTTCTGTACTCATAGCCGCCAGAGTCATGCACTGTGTTGTTGAAGATTTCTCTGTGTGAAGGAATCCACACATCATCCGTTGTTGTCTGTTGGAAAACAGTCTCATCAGCCGCATATGCATTCTGGTGCTTTGTGACCTCAACAATTCCATTACGCACATCAGCAGGAATAAGTGGCTTGATTGTGGTCTTGAGGTAGTTGCGCATTTCGCATTTCTCCCAACCGCCAAGCGCACCAGTTCCTTCTGTGTTATCTGTTATGGCAGGATTCATGCGATGTGGTGTCGCAAGCAAATCCATGCTAATGAGCGTCATGTGTGCCTTGCCTGTGCCATCCGCTTTGTCATCTGTGTCGAACGCAACAATCTGCATGGCGTGCGTTCCCTCTGTGCCAAGGTCGAGGTTGATGTAATTGCCGACCTTGTACTTGGTCGCATAGGTTCCGTTTGCGCTGTTGGAAAGGAAAGTAGACCAAGAATCCGTGATTTCCTTGAAGCCAAACTGTGCATAACATGATGTGTCACCTGTGATGTTGATAGGTGCAGGGATCCATTCTTTGAAGGTGTCTGCGGCAGAACCATCAGGAGCCACAGGAGTCGCACCATCATATGTGGTAGAGCCTCCATAAGGGACGTCAGTGTCCGTCTCAAGAAGAGTGGAGCCATTGTAGAACCGCACAGTGTAAGTCCTTGTTCTGACGCTGTAGGCTGCGTAAATCGTGCGGTCTGCAATCACATATGTTTCCGCATCTGCATCTGCTGTAGTCGCATTCTGCTTCTTACTCCATCCAACAAAACTGTAGTCGTACTGCGCTGTAGAAGGTCTGGAAGGATTGGAAGGTGCTCCCTCCTGCGGCACTCCATCGATGCATGTGACCTCCTTGTAAGTGGTCGTGCCATCGTAGGATGCGTATGTCAGGTAGCTTGTGACATGGTCAGCAATGACATTCAGATAAGGGTAACGCTCTTTATAACTTGCTATCTGTGCGCCAGTTAATGAAGCAGTATGAATAGTTCCTTCAAGATAAGGTTTCGGTAATTCATTACCGTTAATATCAAGACCCTTCATTGTATCGAGTTTATCTAAAAATGCTTCTATCTCAGTAGCATTAGTAAACTCCCAATAAAATCCTGTTATTCTTACTGTCGGCACTTGTTCAGTTGTAACAACAAGAGAATTGACCATAGACTTAGAATCAAGTGTAGGTGTATTCTCTAATCTCAGAGATTCAAGATTCGCCACAGTTACAACTAAGTCCTGAATGACTGTCTGATTTCTAATGTCAAGGTTAACAACTGTACTGGGAAGATGAAGAATTTTTAAGATACCACCATTAGGTAACTGACAACCTGTAATAGCTGTTCCATCAAAGTAAATATTCTCAATGTTAGTGCAGTTAGAAACATCTACAGCTTGTGCCAGATTAGGGCAATTTCTAACATCAAGTGTTCTTAACAGAACATTACTTCCGAGTGTAAGCTGTTTTAAGTTAGTGTTGCTATAAGTCGATGCAGAGTCACCAATCTTTAACGACTGTAACTTTGTTGCCATCGAAATATTACAACGACCTACATAGAACCCAGATAAATCTCCTACATCTGCAAGCTGAGAAGCACTATAAATCTGGAACTCAGTATCGTTAGGGTTATCAAGACCTGCGGGGCAAATAAGAGTAGTAGGAACATTTCTATGTCCACGCTCAGTAACAAGATAAGAACCAAACTTAGCTGTAGGATAAATATCCGCATAAGGTGTAATCGTTACATTCGACCTTGCATATAAACGCATATCAATGAAGTCTGTAAGAGCATCACCGGCATTATATTTGCTGTCAATATATCTGAAACGATTATAAAGCCACCATTTACGCTGTTCTGTTTTTAATCCCTGCAACATAGGTAAATATGTTGCATCTGGTTCCGCACCAGTATCAGGATTTAATAATGGGTCAAGATACTTAAATTGTGAATCTTCATTAACAAGTGCTTCGGGCCATACGTTTTGGTGTGCCTCAAACATCTGCTCAACAAGTGCATATGAAAGTTTGCCTTCTGACCGCAAAGATTTGTACATTGCGGCCAGTTCATCAGCAAATGCGAGTCGAATGTTGTTCCATATAACAGAGTCTTGTCCATTATACACTTCGGCAGTTCCTACTGTATCGGTATCTTCAAGTGAATAGTCGAAAGTTAATTCGCCTTCATTGTTAATGCCGATAGCAGTGTCCATGTCGTATGGTAGCCAAACAACTTTCTTTTTAATTGCCAATTTATACAACCTCCTCTCCTATAAATGACGGAAAAGCGTTCTTTGCTCGGCTATCAACCATCAGGAACAGTTCGGTGAAAAGATAATAGAACAATGTTGATTCTTGCTCCATATAATTCCACGCTTCATTCTTAAACTTAGCCAAACGATACTCGGCTGTATCATTTGTATAAGTAACAGAATCATAAGTCACAGGTTCAGGCAATGCATCACCAGTTGCCGCTGTAGTATCTGTAGAAACTACCCACGATGCAAATTCAGCAAGCTGTGTAGCATCGACAAAAGGCGGGTCAGTATCAGGGAATCTCCACTCAAAGTCATTAAGGTAATCGTCACCACTGTAATCAGCAGATTTCCAACGTACTCTTAAACCAGTGTTGTTCTTAATTTCAATAGACTCATCATCACCGCTCAGACCAAATACTTCCTCTGTACCCTTATCATTATTGAAATTGTATTTCCCTAAAAACGTAGTAGTGTCTAATTCTGTATCATGCCAGAATATAACCATCGGAAATCCATCAATACCCTGTCTGATATTCGGATTAGTCTCTTGTGCAGGAGTTTTGTAAGGACATGCACTGTTGTACAGTCTTACTAACTCTACGTTATTCGCACCTTCACTTGATGCAACGTCAGCTTTCATGGTAAAAGTGTCTGTCGGAATAGAATCATTCCTCATTGCATAAGTCTTTGCTGTACCGCTGGAAGTAGTGAATCCACCCTTAAACTTCATTTTGTAGTTCTTACGTCTGTAGTATTGTGAAGAAGTACCCTGTACATCTATCTGACAATTAGTAAACGTAAAAGATTTAGATGGTGTATTAGGATTAACAAAAGAACCGAAGCATGTCTTTTTATCACCCTTAGACTGTGGAAGTTCCGCACACTCTATAATCATATACGGTAAATCAGAGGGCAGTTTAGATACGACAATATTACCGTAAGCATCGAATACATCATTATGACGATACAGTGATAACATATCTGCGCCAATCTGAGTATCAGCAATTCTATTATTTAACACCTGCTGACTGTTTAAATCACTATCGTAAACTCTAATGCAGTATAAATCTACGGTGCAGTTGTTAGAGCCAATAGAGATATTAACTGGTGTAGGTTGAGAGAAGCTATCATTAGTGGGATACTGTACTGCACGAGACAGAATACCATTTATGTATACATAAATCATTCTGCCTGCGGTTGACTTAGTAGTCACAAAAGCAATTCTGATTTTTTCATCTTCTTTATATTGTGTGGAAATTTCAGACTGTTGAGATTTTAATGTAACCTTCTGTGCAGTAAATTCAAATCCTCTATTACCACTCATACAAGAGATAATAGGAGAGTCATAGTTTAATACATCATGGGTTGCAAACTCGAACTCAATAGTTTTACCACTTGTCTTAAAATCAGTTGCAAAAGGTTGATACCCAATATTAAGTCTTGCATTACCTGTAACTCTACATACTGTAATACCATTAGCATCAGACTGCCATAAGTCGTTAGTCTTATTAAAGTTAGTAAATGTTGTACTAATATTGTTATATGTCCAAGTCTCAGGATTAGCTTCGCCATTACTTCTTCCTTGAGAAGATAAGTAAAGCATTAAACTATCTGTCTCAGCTTCAACATCAATATCAAGTTCAGTAACCGTAAATTGAAGAACCTTTGTTGTTTCGCCACTTTGAATCTTGAATGTAACAGCACCAGCTGTATCTGCTCTAAATGTAAACGATTGTTCAGACCTATCTACTGTAATTGTTGATACAACGGTGTTATTGACAGACAGATTAACTTCTGCCGCGGCATTAACAGGGTCGTATACAGTATAAGGTATAACAACTGAATCATACTGTGTCACAGAAGTCTTATTAAAGGGCGAAACAATGATTACATCATTATTAAGTGTTTCAATAGAAATAAACTCATAGTACAGTTCATTTGACCTAACTGTTTGATTATTTACTTCTGCCTCAAAATATACTTTTAATGTATGCGCACCATGACTTTGTGCAGGAAAAGTATAAGTAAGCTGTCTGTTAGAAACACTGGTCTGTTGAGTATGCTCTATAGCTCCATCAAGTTTAAAGTAAATGGTCTTTGCGACTTCACCTATAGGTGTATAACTGAACGGTATAGTTCCTTCAAAAGGTGTTGCGGTACTGAAAGAAGAAGTAATTCTTAAATCAATAACCGAGATATTAAAACTCAATACTCTTGATTGGTCATATACATCTGTAAGTGTAATCTTTACTTTGTTTGAGCCTGCACTAATATAATCATCAAGTTGGATTGTTACTGTGCCCTGTGGAACTTCATACTGCGCTTTCTGTATGCCATTTACAGTAATAGTAGCAGTACCATTGCCAGTAGGAAGATTATTCTCGATAGATGACCATTGCACTTTGACAGATACAGGTGTGCCAATAGAAACAGAATTAGAAATCCATCCTGTTACATTTTCAGCAGTCATGTCAGCATTAGTGGAAGAACCACCACCGCCTCCGCCGCCTCCACCGCCGATTCCTTCAATAGGCTCGCCAATGGGATTGCCGTCAACATCAGTAAATATCAGTCTCTTCTGAACATCAACATACCAACCATGAATCATGCTATCAACAGTAAATCCAAGATTGTTGACATTAGAAGTATTTCTATCTACTTTGGATGACACCTCGGCTAAATCATTCTCAAGTGCATCTGCTTTATTTTTAGCCGCATTAGCAACAGTTTCAGCATTAGTTTTGACCGCAATCATCTGGTCAATTTTGGTATCAATATCATCTACTCTGTCACTGTATGCTTTATTGATAGCATTGATAGCAGTATCTTCCTTGTCATCAATGTTATCAATAGCAGTGTTTACCGCAGTCTGTAAATCAGTCTGTACAGTGGTAGCTTGTTGTGATATAGCTGTCTGAGCCTGTGTTAATGCACTTTGTATATCTTGCTGTGCATCTGCTGTATAACCTTCTATATCAGTCTGTGCTTGATTTAAAAGAGCTTGTGTGTCAGTTTTAGCCTTCTCTGCGGCTGTCTTTGCTGTCTGTGCATCTGCCGCAGATTGACTTGCTTCATTAGCTTTGTCAACGGTATTACGATATACCTGCTGAATAGTTGTGTTCTTATCAATAATGTCATCCAAGATAGCTTGTGCTTCATCATTGTGGTCAGACATTTCTTCTGCTGTAGGAATACGCTTTACATCATTTGCATTGATAGCAATGTATATAGCTTTTCCATCAGTAGTATTTGGGTCACCACTTTGAACAACACCTACTTCAGCAGGTTTAAGTTTGGACGCATCATAATTCTCATATGCGCCCCGTCTAAGTTGTATCGCCATAGACTACTCCTCTCCCCAATCTGTAAATAATCCGCCATCAATGTTTTCTAATCTGTCGTAAACATCAACTCGCAGTTCATTAAATTGGGTGGTTAATTGATTGTATATATTAGGTGTAGGTGGTTCGGTATTTTCACCATCTTCTGTATAGCCTGATTCTCTAATATATACTCTCGATTTGTTTGTTGTTATCAGTTCGCCAGTAAATGCTGATACAAATATTTCTCCTTTTTCGATAATCTCATGTGGTATAGCACAATCACCATCAGCATCAAGTAGCTGATAGTATGATTTATCGCCTTTGGTAAATATAGCTGTGACAGCTTGATTCTGCCATTCTTCTGATACAAAATCAAAGTGGGCGAAAAGATAATGTTGACTGTCAGCAACAGGGTCTTCTTTGTCTGTTCTGTTTATGAATTGTTTATTCAATTCAAAGTTTAATACCATCATAACAATAGAATCACCTCCCATCATTTGACAAATTCATTATAACACGTTCCATCTTTTCAAGTCTACTTTCTAAGTCCTTTATCTTCTTATCTTGTTCTTGAATAAGTGCCAACATTCCAGGGATAAGTCTACGTTCATCCCATGACTCTATCTCACCAGTGTCAGGTTTATGTATAACAGCAGATGGGTATATCTCAGCTACATCTTCTGCAATAATGCCGGGAACTACTTTGCCACGCATGTCTTCATACTGCAATTCGTGGTCTTCATTCCACTCAAACTCAACAACTGGTAATTCAAGAAGTTTATGAGCATCACGATTTTCGGATAGTGGTTTTATGTTATGTTTATAGCGTTTTGAGGAAGAAGATTCTACAGCTATAGGGCTTGAACCCTTATAAGCATTAGAAGATAGATATGTAGTATTACAACTTCTTGTGTCGAATACCGCCGCATTTACATCTACTGTTGATACAGCATATAGCGTAATATCTGTTCCAGTAAATGATATATCACTTCCACGTGTACTTGTCCCACGTTTCGTTCCAATCTTTGCCTGTCTATAACTGCCTAATTCGACAAACGCAGTGTAACCTTCTCCTGCCGCATAGCCGCCATATAATTTTAATGTATCTCGTGAATTGCTATTGTGTAGTTCTGTTGCTTTTCCGTTAAGACCATTTTTATCAATAGTTACTATTGTTGTGCCACCATTTTGCGCATAAAATCCGCTTTCATTCCATTTATTAGATGAACTACTTGTGCCACAATAAATTGCGCCACCTCTAATTGTACCATTTCTAATATCAAAACCATCTTTATCCCATGTTCCGATAGTTACATTAGATGCGTCTTTAACAGTTACCTTACCATTTACATTATTTGCACCACCTACAATAACTTCCGGTCCCTGTATCGTACCTTTGTTAACTGTCAGTCCTGTATTATTCCAAGTACCAATAGTTGTATTTGATGCATCTTTTACGGTAATAGTGCCATTTGCATTATTATTGCCGCCAGCAATAATATTCGGCCCTTGTATTGTACCTTTATCTATTAGTATACCTGCATTATCCCATCTTCCTATTCTCGTATTACTCGCATCATATACTTCAAGTACGCCGTTGCCATTTCCTTGACCGCCTAACTTTAATGTTCCACCATGGGCATAATCAAAGAACAGATTCATAGTAGAAATTATATTAGCAAGCCAAGTGCCATCAAATGTTTGTCCATACCATGTAGTAGTAGAATCAGTACCAGTATAGTCACCTGTCATTGCTATACCTGCTGTACTTACTTTTAATACTACTTTAGATTCAGCAAGTGTAGGCTTATCATGACCATATATAATTTCACTCGACCCAGTTGCTACTCTTGTAAAGTATAAACCAGAGCCATTTGCTATCTGACGTTGAAAATCTTCTACTATTTGTTCACGAATAGATTTTTCCTCATTTAACATTCGCCTTGATTTCGCAAAGGCTTTTGTAACAGAAGTTAATCTACCAGAACTATTCTTGCCGGGAGATTCAGCACCACAAACAACATTCTGTAATTCAGACGGACTAAATGTAGCTCTTGTAATAAGTATTCTATGCTGAATACCTTTTGTATCCCATACATACCCAATATCACCTGCTTCAATAGTCGGATTATTAGGTATAGTAATATTACAAGGTCTGAATGTTAATCCTATAAGTGTAGGCTGTAGATAACTCAATACAGATTGATAGTTTGATTCAGTAATAAATGGATTACCAGTTATCGAAATTACATAATCATCTGTACCCAACAGTGCTGTTTCCTGTTTTGTCGAATTATCCTCTTCTACATCATACGTAACTTGAATACCAGTGATAACTACATCATCTACATCTATACTCTGTGTACTGAGAGAAGCGAGATAATGAATACCATTTCTATCTGTAAATGCACCACCATCTTTTGAAGAAGGGTCATTCCAAGGATTGAATGTGCCGCCATTTACATTATCGCCAGTAGCATAAGGATTAGCAGAATCGAATATACCACCGTCTGTACTAAGTGCCTCATCTGCGGCAAATGCATCTACATTAAACCAATCGAATTTGAGTTTACCGTCACTTGTCATTCTTGCAAAACAACCTGCAAGAGTAGCGCACCATCCGATTACTTCCCTATACGTGCAGTCATCTTTCGGTGCCTGTGGAACTACAAAATTATAATTGGGGAATGAAGACATAGAAGAGTCATATAACACACCACACTTATAACATGCATCATATACAATATCACGTAAGGTAGTGGTACTTGTGTATATGCTATAAGATGTATATTCTCTATCAAATTGGCACATATTGTCTAATAGTGTAAGGCTGACAGAGCTTTCACTATATGTCGCACTATCGACTGTATACGTTCCAAATGTTATTAAGTCAGAGCTATCTGCACCATATAAGTTTGTCTTTACTACGACTCTTGCATTTAAGAAATCATAGTCTGAATACTTTTCGGTAATATCATAAAGTATAACATTACAACTACCTACTATGGTTGAGCCAAGTGCGGTGAACTCATTATCCTGAGAAACAGCATCATCTACATCAAGTCCGCCATCCATGATATTATCATTCGCCACATTCAGTTGTGTACCATCAGCGAGTGTAATGTTCAGACTATTTATGTAATTACGCTTATTCTGGCTTAATAGCTGTTTGAATTTTGTGGTTACATTTCTCATAATAAGTCCTTAGATTTGAATAAATGTCATTTTAATGTCTTTCCAAGTATTGTCACTGTCTCGGAGATTCATTGCTACAGAACTTCTTTTGCCGACATAATATGTTCCTGTAACAAATCTATCGGGGATACGAGGGTCGGCATGAGTAAAAGAAAATTGTTCTTTAGCATCAATAGCATTTAATAAATCTGCCGCATCTTCCCACGATAGTTTCTTCCAAGTACAGGTGTATGTATCCTTGACAGCAACTACATCTTTATGCATGATGCCGTCAAGGGTACGACCTGTATTCTGTGACGATAAATCTTCTACATCAAAAGTATATTCAGAAGGAGTGGGAATAGCAACTCCATTGATTTTGAAAGGCTTTTCAGCAATCATAATTTACCTCATGTAGTAGAAACTGCATTATATCGTCTATCAATTAAACTGTTTCCTCTGTTCGCATGACGGGCAAGTTTTTCATCACCAATATAGAAGCTGATATTCATATTACTTCTAATAACATTGGTAAGAATCTCTTCAAGTTCGTCACGCTTTACCGTACTATCTTCTAAAGATTGTATCACATCTAAGAGGGTTTTCATAGTTGTGTTGGTATCTTCTTGAATATTAGTATTGTAAGGAATGACATTACCCATAGCAATGGGAGGAATCTTGATATTGCCAGCTCTCTTAACGAGGCTATTAGCCATGTCATCAATAGTGTCAGTAGCTAAATCTTCATTAGCTGTAATACCAATACCAATACCTGCAGGTATCATAGCACCGACTTTATCAGCAAATACTTTAGACGGAGAAGCAATGCCTAATGCATTACAAGCTGAATTAAATAAGTCTGTAGCAAGATTCCAAGCTGTATCACACAGCCAACGCCAACCACTTACTAAACCATTATATATACCGTTTAGTATATTACTACCAATACTGGAACCATCTACGGAATCGAGTGCTACAGCAATGCCATCAGCAATAGATTGTGCAGTACCTTTTGCTAAATCACCATTGCTGTCAATACCACTGTTGTAGTCTTTAGATACTCCAGAACCTATACCGTTGTAATCTCCTTCTTTCAGACCACTCTGAACATCTGTAGAGATTGTTCTGATAGAGCCTTGAATATTTGAGCGGAAACTGGAAACACCTGTATTATAGTTGCCAAGATTTGTCGAGCCGATAAGTTTATAGTTACCAGAACCTAATGTTTTCAGAGTATCTTGTTGTATATTTGTTGCTGTAGAATTTATAGGTCGTGCTTGTGAACTAAGTCCACTATTTAATTCAGAACCAGCATTACTACCAGATTTATTCCAAGGCATGTTATCCCATATAGATACGGTGTCGTTTGCGGCTTTTTCAGCACTTGAAGCAGTTCCAGCTATTGTAGAATCAAAACCACTTGTTATCTCATCACCACCTTTGGCACCCATATTATTAAGGTCGCCGCTGTGTTTATCCCACTCAATACCAAGAGCGTCCATTTCTCTTTGAGTAGAATCCTCTGCATTACCTTGTATATTATCTTTAATGCCATTGGTGATGTAATTGAGTATACTACCACCGAGTAGGCTGAATCCCATAAATTTTAACTTAATAGCAGTACCGGTAAGTGTAATTACTAAATCGACAATATTGTTTATAAGATTTTGAAAATCTTCATTGTCTTTCAGATAATTATAAATTTTATCAAATAATTCACTAAGATTTAACCCATCGACAAGTTCAGATAATTTCGATACTGCATGGTTTAAAAATTCAAGAAGTCCATCTGCATGTTTCCCCCACTCAAATTTACTGGCAAATTTTTTAATAGCCTCAGCAATCTTATCAACAACTTCATCCCAACCGGGAGTATTTACAAATGCTAAAAACGCATCACATAAACCATTTAAGAATGAGGCTACACCAGTACCAAACTCATCTGGATTAAAGTCTTCAAACAATCCAATTATGAAATTAGCGGCGTTGGTGCCGATTTCAGCCCAATGGCCCTCCATTCCCATAACGAAATTATAGAACGCTGTCCATAATCCGCCTAAGAATGTACGAATGGCTTGTGACGCTTCTTCATAAGGGAATTTTTCTATAGCATGTATGACACCTTGTGCCATAGAACTTCCGATTTCTCCCCATTGTAAAGTAGTGGAAAATGCTATAATGCGGAGACATACAGCTCTAAGAGCATTACAAAAAGCGTCAAATATGCCAATCCAGAAATCAGGCTTTGTAATAACTTCATTAAGAGTTTGAGCTATGCCATACCCTAACTCCCAAAATACAGCATATATGTCATCCCAATTTATTGTCGCAAGAGCGTTCATTATCGTATAGTAAATATCTTTACCAAGATTTTTAAACCCATCTAAGCTAATAAATTCTTCAAGGAATGTGCGTATTGTATGGAAGAATAGATTTATTATATTACCGATTGCTTTACCAAGCTCTTTAAATGTGTCATAAACACTTAAAAATCCTGCAACAAATGTTGCTAAACTCTTTGCGAGTCTTTCTAAAAACGCTTGTATCTGTGGAACATTGCTATTAAAAGCTCTAAGTATATCACCCAACTTCTGTGATAAAAGTTTACCTAAATCATAGAAGTTAGCATCATTCCACATCTTTTTCAGCCATTCAGAAAACTCTAAGGCCGCCGCCTTAATAGGCATTGTGGTGAATGTCTGCATAGCTTTTTCAAGAGTGGGTGTGTCAAGGTTGTAATCACTGGGGTCAATACTTGTGTCTGAATCATCAGAATCATTTGTATTTTCCTTTAAGATTTCAACATCATCGAAACCAGCGATTGTTCTCTGAACATCTTTTAAAGCCTTTTCACGTTTCTTCTGTGCTTTAGCTTCATCTTCCGCCATCTTCTTAGCTTGCTGTTCAGATTTAGCTAATTCTTTATTTGCGGCGGCTCCAGCTTTAGAATTATCAGCATAATCTTTATAAACAGGAAGAGCCATCACAAACTCTTGACCAGTTAATGCCGCTATAAACTGACCAATCATCTGTACTGCGCCGGCCATCTTATCAATAAAGATAGACAATGCAGGAGCTACATACTGAATAATAGGGGCAAATGCGGCGGCAAAAGAGTTTTTAAGATACTCTAAAGAAGTAACTATTCTCGACATTGCCGCATTGAAAGGTTCATAAGCAACAGCAAGAGTACCGAATCCTTCAAATAAAGCTGTACGCAGTTTATTTATAAATCTGTATAAAGAACGTGCGCCAATGCCATATTGAAGAAACATTCTACCAAGTTGTTTAAGACTCGGAGTAGAGCTTTGTGCTTGCTTTCCTATATTACCTATAGCGTTAGCAAGTTTCTTAAAAGGACTTATTATTGCATTTGCAGTTAATTGTAATAATGCTTTTGCTAAAGCCTTAATAGCAGTAGTAGCCGCATTTACAGCTTTAGTAAATACATTCTTAACAATACCGGCAAGTTTAGTCACTACAGACTTAAACTCATTCCAAAGAAACTTAACAACCTGTTTGCCTGCAATGTAAATGAGTTGAAATGCTGGAGGTAATGTTCTTGCAATAGCATCTGCTACATGCTCAACCATTTCTGGTATTGTTCGCAGATTATGTGCCATATCAACAAAACTTTTTCCGCCCTCGCTAAAAAGTTGTCGTATTTTTATTGACGTGGCAGATACAATTTGCTCCAAATCGTTAATATTTTCTTTGTATTCTTTTGTGGATTTTGGGTCAACAACATCTTTACCCGAAGCCTTCATTTCAGCTTGTTTATTTTGAAGGTCCGTCAACTTCTGCTTTAAGGTATCCAGCTGTTTAGTAAGCTCTCTTATGGTACTCTTAACAGATTTTATGCGGTCCATATCACGAGCTGTATAACTTCTGTTCGCCGAAGTATATGTGGCTTGCATAGCCTCAGCAAGCTGTTCTGCTCTTTGCTCTGCGGCTTGCATAGCAGGCTCTAAGGCTTTATATTCATCTTTGAGATGTTTTACATACTCTGCAACTTGTTCATACTGTTGCCATAATGCAGGGTCACCAGTAGATTTTGCCGCTTCTCCAAGTGCTTCTAATTGAGATTGTTGATATTGTAATTGTTTTTGTATACTTAAAGAAGTCTGATAAAAAGTTTGATAGCTCTTTGTAAGATTTTCAATTTCCTCTCGAACTTTTTTATACGGTCCTCTAAAACCATTATCATCGACTAAAGCTCTATCTAATTGAATATTAGCTAAACTTTTTTGTGCAGTAGCTATGCTATCCTTTATACGGTCTATTGAAACTTTCGTTGCATGTAGCTTCTCTATAACGCTTTCATATTCTGGCGTAAGGTTAACTTCGTTCTGTTGTTGGTTAAGCTCTTCAAGTATCCTTGAAATTTCTTCATATGCTGTTTTTAGACCACCAAGTTTCGCTTCTGCATCAGTACCGGAAACTCTTTCAAATATGGTCTCTAATTGTTCCTTTAATTTATTAGCTGTTTTTATTACATCATCTGCGTTCATACCGAACTTTATATTCACATCTGCCATTTTCACTCACCTCCTTTCTGATTCCAAACCTCGTTAAACAGTTTCTTTGCTTCTTCGTCCGCAACAGACTGAGAGTTCCAAACAAAGTATTCAGGATTATTCATTCTAAATTCTCGTTCGTGCTTTTCAAGTTTCTTGCCACGCATCATTTTATCTCGTATTGTTATTACAGTAGATAATAATGATTCTCCTACGGCAGAGTAATAACCCATGAATGTCCACCAATGTATATATGGCTCTGCACGAACTTCTTTATTTGCCACTTTATTGATTGCAGAACATATCATCTGTGAATCACCTTCCCAATCAATAAGTTTGTGATTCATCTTTTTACCTACAGATTGGCCTTTACCGCAATTAAAGAAATCAAACATTTTAGTAATTGCTGTCTCCAAATCTGTAAACTTATTTATATCAGCAATAGAATTTATATCCGCATAAAAAATAATGAGACTACAGAATACTCGCTCTTTGGGATTGAGGTCAGCATCCTGTAATGCTTTGAAACAATCCAAGACCATTCTGTAGTCTCCGTTATTTCTTATGGGAAATTCCTTGCCGTCAACAATAATCTTGGTAGGAATTTCATACATAATTATTTACCTGTATACTTTGCTGTATGTTGCTTCATACGTGCCGACATTTTACCGAACTCAGACTGAATATTCTCTGCGTATAAACCAAACAGAACATCTAAGACACGCTCAAATTGAAACTGTCCGTTATACATATTATAGAGCGCACCAGTAGGTACGCATACGTCAGCAATAGGACTGCCGAATATATAATCCATAATACTACGCATTTCTTTGTCGATACTACTAAGAGCTGTACTGACTTTTTCCATTGTTTCAAGAGTAGTCTCTTCGTCAGTATCGTCAATGTCGAATCCCTTCATGCCGAGTTCGTTAAGTCTGGGATAAACTTTCTGTAGCCTTTCGAGAACAGATAAGTCAGAAGTATCAAGCTCAATAATCCTGTTATCATCACCATCAATTCTGATTTTCTGCTTCTCTGTAGCTAACTTAATGTCAATAACATCATTCTGTTTCTTTCCCATATTTTTTCTCCTTTGAATGTTAAATTATCAAGCGGGTGTGAACTCAAAGTCATCTGCCAGCTTATCTACAGTACCAACAGTAATCTTGTTACTAAAGTACACAGAGATAGGCATGTTGACGTTCGTATCACCACCAATGCTGTTGTAGGCAATAGTGCAGTCAGTATGGCGCTCGGCGTCATAAGCACCAGCGGTACCGGTGAACGCAGTGATAATATAGACGGTAAACTGATTAAGCTCAGACAGAGCATTTCTACGTCTAATATCATTCAGCTTCGCACCGAGCTTAGAACCACCCAGAATCAGATAAGGGTCGAAATCCTGTTGAGGCTGAGTTCTATTCATATCAGTATAGTTAATACCGAGAATATCAGTTGTAGTCTCAATATCAGGGTTGTAATCAATAGAAGAATCCTCAGTACGAGTACCAAGAATCTCACGCTCTTTTGTACTTCCCTCTGTCCACTCGGCAACGGTAATAAGCAGTTTACGTTCTGCACGTTGTCCATCTGCAAGATTTATAGGGGAAACAGCCATTTGAATCACCTCCAAATTTTTTTGCTTATATCAAGATACTCTATTTGGATAGATGTTGAATATACTGCAAGTGGTGGAGATACTTGCTCATCTATACCATCAAAATTAGGTTCATCTGTTGTTGGAGTAATAGATTCTACAATACAATCTTCACCGAAGTCAGGATAGTTATGTAGTTCTTCTTGCTCCTTTATCCAATCTATCAATGCTTGTATATCATGCATATCTGACAGATTTTCATTTGGATAACCAGATGCTTTTACAACAGCAATATCTGCCGCAGACTTAAAGGTAAGTATAGTAAAAGTATATATGCGCTTTACACTGCCGTCAATATAACTGACATTAGTATACTGGTCATTAGATACTGTAAGTAATTGGTTAGTATCGTTTTTAGCATTTATGAAGTTGAAATATAACGGACTATTAAGAATAGTCGGACATGTAATTAGATAATCTATTACAGCTTGATTCTTATTTATTGCCATTAAGTTCTTTCCTCATAATTGATGCCGCATATGCAATCAGCTCATCCCAACCAGGTGTGCCAGGCTCAAGCTCTTTTGTCCAGTATGATTTAGTACCAGGTGTTGTACGATGCCAAAGAAAGTCATCTGCATCATGTTGATATTGAGCATAATATTGCGTCCTACCAACAGCAGGATTACCATATCTAATGTATGTGCCATTAGAATTTTGAACAACATGAGCACTTGTACGTAAATCACCAGATTTTTTAGGTACATAAGGATTTAGTATCCTAATACCACGATTTGCTATAGAACGTAGAACTTGAGGATTCTTTGTTAAAGCAATTACAGGACCTTCAACACGTTCTTTTACAGCTTTTCTTATGTCTCTGGCGTATACTCTAAAATAAACTTTTGCCATTACACACCACTTGCATAATAATGCCGATTACCTCTACCTTTACCAGTATTATCTGACCATTGTTTTATTTCCATACAGCCTTGTAACTTCTTATACTTAGCTAAAAAATCAGAAGAACGATGCCCAGATTCATACTCATTTATTTCATCATCGACTTCACCTTTGACTATAATATCACCTTGCCCTAATGTGAAGTAGTTACCCATTTCATCATTGGGAATTGTAACCCAGATGTGCTTCTCCAAAAAGCTACTATCTTCACGGATTCTACAGATAATATCATTTGTGTCTAAAGTGACATTGCCGATGGTTACTTTATTACCCGCATCTTTCCAAAATGCATCATGAACAACATGACGAAACCACTTTATAACTTGTGTCTGTGGGTCTTCAAACTTATTGTATACAGTTATAGTAGTGCTCCACCAACTTCCAAAACTATTCACCGGGATATAACCCCCTATACAATACTTTTCGACCCAACGAATCTTTCACATCTTGTAAATACATTCGTATGGTATTGTTGAGTTGTGATTGTATAACTCTTACAGCCATATTACCTGTAATTACATTGTAAGTAGAAGATACGCCGTCATTAGATTGGCTTGCCATTAGACCGGCTTTAACATTGCCATCTTCATCTACAGCATCTACCATTAGAACTTTCTGCTGTTTATCTAATAGCTCTATTAGCTTGAACATGCAACGCTTTACTGCCTCTGGATATGACTCTTCGTTTTTAAGTCGGCCAAATGTCCACCAATCTATCTGACTGCGTGCTTCAAATTCTAATTGCTCAAAGGCGGTTTCTTCTAATTCTTCGCCGCCCAGTTGTGCGTACTCATCGTATGTAAGATACATTAGAAGTCACCGCCTTTGTTTAAACTCAACCCTTGGACAGAATACGAGCAATCGGAATAGCTTTCAGGCTAATATACTTCTTGTTCGTAGTGCCGCCGGTATTAACAAGCTCCCAGTTAGCGCCATCAGACAGCTCTGCATCAGTGGGAGAAAGAGTAGCCATGTTAGCTTTAGTGAAGCTAATGCCGTAAGGAGACCAGCACTTTCTCTGACGATTGTACAGAGTATCTTGACCACCATTAGTCTTAGGGTCACGACTCATTTCAGCAGGAACTTTTGCACCACAGTTAGTGTACTCAATAGCACCATCACCGAAAAGATAAGTAACATAGATGGGGTCACCAGAACCAGTTTTTTCGTAGTAATCATTGATTGCAGAATCAACAGGATTCATAACTTCGGTGTACACATAGTTGCCAGAAGTACCAGTACGAGTGTAGTAGGTCTTGCCGGGCTGAACAGAAGTATCAGAAGTCTTGGAGAAAGTCGCAGTAGACTGGTCTTCCATAACAGGCATAGAGTCATCAATGATAACGAGCTTACCATTTACAGTACCCATACCAGTTTCTCTCTGCATACCATTTGCATCATTGTAAAGCAGATAGGTCAGAATCTTTAAGTTCTCAAGATTCGTAGCAACTGCGGAGTGCATCAGTGCAAGAGAGAACTTACTCTTATGGTCACCGCAAGCCTTCTGAATTGCGGTATTGATAGTTGTCGCATCCATGTGACCAACAGTACCATCTTGACCAGTCACAGTAGTAATATCATGAGTGTGAGTAGAAACGAACCTTGCACCCTCAGTATCAGTCATGCTGAAAATACCAGTCATGATAGAAACGATAGTAGCTTGGTCAACTTCATCCCAATACTCAGCGACTTGCTGTGCTACGTTTTCCATGAAGTCAACACCACCAGTGATGTCGTAGGAGAAGTCCTTCTCAGTCCACGCTTGCGCACGACCAACAACTACACGGCTGTGCGAGAACGTCTGAGTGGTCTGGGACGTAATATTAGTAACACCATCGTAGTTCAGCGGAATAGAACCACTAATAAGACCTTTCAGAGGGGTAGTAAGATAGTTACCACCGACTTGGTCTGCCATCGCACCTGCGAGGTCTTGACGGGAAACAATAGCTCTACTCTTTAAAAGCTCATTCAGCTTAGTGTTCGGAACTCTATCAACGTATCGCTGGAACACTTCGCCATTAAATATCTTAGAATCAAATTGGGGCATAGGCATAATGGATCACCTCCTTAAATATTGATTATTGCATCAGGATGCTCATTTTTCATCTGCATCAACTGACTTAATGTAGGCTTCGGTTGTGAAGGATTATTTGTCGGCTGAACAAAAGTAGGAGTAGGGTTTACAGGCGGTGCGGCAGGAGCTTCAGTTGCAAACGCATCTGGGTCGCTCTGTGCGTAAATAGCTTTGAAATCATCTGCGCCGATAAGTTTACCATCTTCAAATTGAAGTTTCCTGGCAATCATCTGATTCTTAAAGTCATTCTTAGCCGCTTTACTTGTAAACTTCTGACCGTTTACATACTCTGTAACAGCAAATTCATAAGCCTGCTGTCTTAACTGTCTCTGATACTGTTTAGTCTCAGTATCATACTTTTGCTGGAGATTTGCTAAATCTTGTGATGCTTGCTTTAAAGCGTTAATATCTCCTGCATCAGTAAGTGTCTGTTGTAAAGTTGCGAGGTCTTGGTCACGAGTCTGAATTGTCGTGTTTAAGGTGGTAATTTGAGTATCACGAGTGGAAATATCGTCATCATATTTCTGTTTTGATACATACTGACCCTCCGTTAAATCAACGAATTTTGCAGTACCCATGTTTGCTTCAAACTGCTCCCACGTAAGTGTGCCGTTCTCAGCTTTGTCAAATACATCCTTGATTGTCATGTTCTCTCCTTTCGACATTCATTTATATCTGCCATTTGTATATCCGCGTGCAGTCTGCGGTGAATGTACGTTCTTTATATGTCTTTACGCTGGACGTTTTCTTCTCAAATCTGATGGGGGAGTGTCGGCTACTCCCCCACAGACCAAGGAGAAAAAATGCATGGCACATCACTGTACCCACTTTTATTGTAGTACAACTTTTACAAAGTGTCAACATTTATCTGAATATTTGGTTAGTTGCGATTAAATCTCTGACTTCTTTGACGCTCATGTCGCTTTTCAGAATTTTGATTATCTTCATTGTATTTTAGCTTATTATCTGGATTTTGACCATTCATAATACGATTGTTTAAATCATATTGATTCATTAGGCTCATCTGCTGATTCTGTTGTTGTTCTTTATCAATCTTAGACAGAGCTTCAAGAGCCTGACGCTCAGTCTCACCAAAGTACCACATTCTGTTCTCAACTTTAGATGCAAGACCATTCTGCATCAACAGAATACGTTTTTCAAGTTCTTCATCTGCATCGACCATAATACTATCATCCCATTCAAATGATATATCATATTCGCCTTTGGGAGTAATATCATAAAGGTCTGCATAAACATTCATGATATAAACTACATCACGCAGAGCTGACTCTATTGCTTTCTGAATGTCCTGATTTGTTTGATAGCTTCTTTGTTTCAGAATCCTTAATTCTGTGGCTGTACGAGCTACATCTGCGGCATCAGAAAGTGTACCCCTACTAATACCACATGTATCTTCTATACGCATTAAAACAGTGTTCAGACCATTGATATAGTTAGCATCACGTAACGACGGAGCAAAAGGTTGATAAGTTTCAGCAGAAGCACCAAGGTCAATTCTACGATAAAGTCTTTGCTGTAATTGAGTAAGTTTAGATATTTCCTGACCATTTGAATCTTCAATCTTTAATGCGTCACGGTCAATATCAATAGCAAGTGCGCCACCTTCGTATTCCCAAAGAAGTGTGGAGTAAATAAGGTCTGCTTCTTTAATAAGTTTGACAGCACGAGCAAAACCAGAAACACCAAGCGGACTCTTTGTGTCAATAATGTTTGCATCAGGCATCCTGAAATATGCAAACATCGGCTTTGTCACATCTTTAATATATGTGACAGGCTGAAAATCTCTCCACTCAGGAACTTCTGTAAGCGGTACTTCTTTACCAAGATTACTGAGAGATAGTTCACCAACATTCGTAGTTGTTCTGTATGCTTTATTTACTACAGTAACAACATTATCCTGCCACTTGTGATACTCAAGTCTGTGATAAGTTATATTCTTATCCTTCTTTGTCTGTATAAATGCGGCTTCTGTAATTCTCTCACCATCAGGAGTGAAAGAAAGAGGGAAGAACGCATCTGCTTGTACAAATTCAAATTCTATTTCAGTAGTAGGTTTAATATCAGACTTAACGGTATAAGAATCTGTATCATCATCGGGCAAAGCATTTTTAACAATATAGGGCTTTATTACAAGTCCACCCTTTGCAATACCATACTCAATCTGCTTACGCAGTTGTTTACGGAGCTTTTTATACTGCCGCTCTAAATACTCTGCTCTTTGAGTGTCGCCAACAGGCTTCTCTTCTGTAATAGTTTTGGGCGGTTCAATAGCTGGTACTGGAAATCTTTCTCCTTCAGTATCAGTTGCATACTGTTTTTCGCCGGGATATTGCGGATTTGGCTCTTCAATCTCTTCTGTAGGTGTAGAAATTTCAGATTCAAATTCAAGAAGAGCTAATCTTGCCTTTTCACTTGCTATCATAGTAGCAAGACCAAGACTTGCTACTTTTCTGGGGTCATCATCTGTCGGTTCATGTAACCAAGATGCTTTATCCATATACATATCCGACCACAGATGAATTGCAGTTTCCATCTGCGGAGAAATTGCATATGAAATATTTAATTCCTTTGCTATGTCCTTACCACTTACCATACTAATAATCTCCCTTAGTTTTGCTATAAGCGTATTCCATATAGACATTATTTCTTCCTTTTCTTCTTATTGTTATTACGGTGTTTTATCTCTCTATCAGTAGTTTTAAATCCAGCGGAAGAAGCAATTCTATTTGCTTCTTTTACAGAGTGCGCTCTAAAGGTTCTCGTAACTTCGATACCATTTATGACTCGACTATATTTATATGTTCTAACACCAGAACCTTTAAATTCTCGTTTAGTTGTATTTCCACCACCAAGACCTTCAGTTCGATTACCTGCTACAGCAGGGGTAAACTCTCTTTTAGTAAGCGGATATTTACCACCCCTATCACGTTTTATTCCCATTATATCGCCACCTTCGTACTAATCATATGCTTAAATACTATGTTACCCTCAAGTTCTTTCGACAAGTCTTTACCATAAAGAAGAATTGTCTCAGGCTCTAACATATAGAGCATTGCACCCCACCACGATTTCAAGCCTCTATATTTACCCCATCTACCTTCACCCATTGTGGATACAGCTATTGTACTATGTTTCGGTATGCCTGCGCAAAAGAGATTGAATATTTCGGGATTACCGATTGTAAATGTTGGTATCACTGTTATACCGTTATCTTGCCAATATCTACCGCACCAACGATTTCTGTATACATTAAATATCTGTATAGCTTTAGGTGTATCAGCATAGGGCGAAAAATCAGGAGACAGTACAAATCTAAACTTCTTTAGTACATCTGTATATCTATCCGGGTATTTCCACACTCTCTCAAACTGATAATCATGTAGGAAGAAGTGAACACCAATATTTTCTGGATGCTGTTCTTTCAGAGCATAGTTAAAGCCTTGAATAGGTATATCTGCTAAATCATCAATATGCACTGGCAACATTTCCGGTATATCATATTCACCGACTCCATCATATTGTGCATACGCAAGGTTGTGAATATTTTGCTCCAATATTCGAGTTTGATTTGTACTGTTATCGTACTGCATATTTTCTCCTTAATGACCACGCCTATTAGCATATGTCTGCATTGCATAACGAACAGCGTCAATGCTGTGGTTATTTTCATCTGGATATGAGCTTATGAAGTTGCCGTCTTTATCTTGCTCATATTCATAATTGACGAACTCACGATAGGTAAATGGGCACTCTCGTTTATCAATGTATATATGATTTAGACCTTGTAACCATTTAATACCGTATCGAACACTATCTGGTCCTTTATCTGCCGCACGTATAAATGCGCCGTATGCTTTAAAGTCAGCTACAGACTTTTCTTCTGCACTATCTGCGGTAACAAGCTCATCAAAGGTTAATAGTTTCTTCTCTTTGTACAATATATCAAAGACTACTCTATTTCTGGTCTTTAATGTGTTGTACTCTGCAAAAATATATAAATCAAGGTGATTTCTGTCAAAGTGACACTTAACGAATCTGAACGGGTCAATAGAGAATCCCCAGTCAATGCCGTTATATATCTTGTCAAATGTTTTGTACATGGGTAATGTCTCAGTGATATTGCCATATACATCTTTCCTATGTACAAGCTGTTGCATATCTAAATCTTCGACATTTTCAAATACATCACCACCAGTACCAGTAGCTACGCCCATGTATTCATGCTCATAAGCTCTTGGATTGATTTTCTTTAATGACTCAGCCTCATCTATAAACTGTTGACCAAGCCAAGATTCTGGTACATCAAGATACGAATTTCTTATTACAAGCGTCTGTTCTCTATCAAATACCTCAGCTTCTTCTGCATACTCATTCGCCCAGTTATTCTTACTGATAGGGGGGTTAAATGTTCTGAAATCCCAGAACTTCTCACCACCACGCATAGTAGACTGAGTAACAGTACGCAACTCATTCTGACCTGCATACTGGTCAAGCTCCTCAAACCAAGTAACACCTATATATCCGAATGGAGGCTTGATAGATTTGACTTTCATAGGGTCATCAAGACCCATAAAGAATATTCTTTGTCCTGTAGGCCAGTATACAATAGGCGTACTATAAGTTTTCGGTATTTTAAACAAATGCTCAACACCAAGCTGATATATTCCCCAAACTACCTGCGCAAAGATACTGTTCTGAATAGTATTTGCGACTTTTCTAAAGCACACAGCATGTACTTTTGGATTCTGCATAATCAGCAGGGGCACGGCAATACCACCCGCAAATGAAGATTTTGTACTGCCGCGCCCGCCTGCAAAAACATAGTGAACATGCTTATGTGCAAATATATCCTGCAACACAGGCTTATACATTGGTATTATGCAGTTGTCTAAATTAACATTTATACTACTCATAGATTATGTAAGCATCCTCAAATCCTGCATTTTTTACCTTGTTTAATAGTGCATCAGCATTTTCTTTCTTACTGAAAGCACCTGCTTGTACTTTATAATAATTACCTGCTGTTTTAATAATTGCGCTTATGCCGATTTTTGCCAGATAGGCTACTCGTTTATCAGCATTAGCTTTTTCTCTAAATGCGCCGACTTGCACTTTATACAACTTTACCTTATCAGTAGCTTTTGCTTTAGCGCCGCTAAATTTGTCGTAAAACTCTTTTGCATAATTAGCTCTTGCAATCTGAACACCACTACCTTGATTGGCAGGTCGTTCAAAGCGGAATAAGAAAGAATCAGAAGCGTCTTTGATTGTCTTGGCAGATTTCAACTCTATATTCATAGTAGTATAATTCTGCATTTCTTTCCAAAGAAACTCTAACTGCATCTGTAAATTGCCAATAGACACACCTTTATCTTTAGCATATGCTAACAGATTAGCTTTACGAGTATAATATGTCCACTGTGCAAGACCATAGCCTGCACCATCATTTACAAAGTTGTTATACACACCATTGTCAACAGCTTGTGTATATGTAGCATCATTATAGCCAAGTTTCTTTTCAAAACTATTCTGTAAGTTGATAGGACTTAATGCTGATTCTGCACGTAGATTACCCATAATGCCTGCAACAGCAAAATCATTAAGACCTTTTGACTTTAAGAAGTCCCAGATTTGTTTATCTACTGACTCATCTACTTTAGTGTCTGGCTTCGATTCTAAGCTATCAGACGTTTTCTGTAAGCGTTTGTTCACCTCATCTGCAATATTCTTCATTTTGCTATACAGATAAGGGCCAGGACAAGCTGTAGAGCTAAACCATCTATGTACAGTCATCAGCATTTCATTAGACTTGGGCGAATAAGAAAGAGACTTATCTTTATCACCAAACCATATAATCTTATTCTTTCCGTTACGAGTACAAATATCAGTAACAAGATTAAGAAGTGCTTTATATGATTTATCAGAAACTTCCCAGTTAGGCGCTCCCTTACTATTAGCTACTTCAATAGTAACAGCTCTGTTATCATTAGAAGCACTTGAACTGCACCAACTTCTATCTTTTTCATCTACGTATATAGCTATATCTCCATCATAGCCAATACCGTAATTAGAAGATGCTTGTCTTGAAGCACTCTTAAAACTTTCGCCGCACTGTTTAGATGTTGCCATAACCCACGCCATGTGATGAATAGTGATTCTGTCAATAGCATGATTTCTTGGGCTTGTCTTATTGGGCGAAATAATTCTACTTGTAGCTAAAGGACTATTCATTATAACTCCTTAATACTTTGGTCTAATATAACCTTTGAGTGTTTTTCTTGCTCGTTTACGAATATGAACGCCGCCGTTGTAGTTACCAGAGATATTATAAGTACCGTCTATAGCAAATTCTGTATGATTGGGTTCACCTTTGCTGTTCTGATAAATAACAATATCTCCGAGCTTTATGCCTGTTGAGCCTTTATGCCAAGTGCCGAGTTTTTCTGCTTTAGCCTTTAATTGACTTGATTGTTTTGCGTAGCCGATTAAATCTAAATATCCAGCTTTCCAAAATGCCCAGTTAACAAACTCTGTACACCAAGCATCGTTTTTATCAATCTTTGAGTGTTTGAGTTTATCCATCATTTTATTGTACTCAACAATAAAATCTTTATGTGCTGTGGGCGAATCAATAAAGGGCTTCATTACTTCATAGACCTTCTGTCCACCACTCGATACTGGTTTAGTATATATAAGAACAGCGTCTTTAAAGCCTGCTTGCTTTACTTCTTTAAGCCGCTTCTCAGCATTGGGTAAAACAGAAAAAGCTCCGCACTGTACTTTATATAAACCGTTTATATTCGTAACAACAGCAGGAAACCCATATTTCTTTACTCTTGTTAAAAGATTCTCAGCATTACTTTTCTCCTTGAAAGCGCCGAGCTGTACTTTATATAAAGCACTCATATCATTCATCCTTTACTTCGGGCATAGAAAGAACAATGCTCTTTAATATAGATGCAATAGCGGCAACAGAAGAGACAGATATAATATGAACCCAATTAACTTCTGTAAAAGCCTGACCTACTGTAATCATGCCAACCGCAGTCTCAGCAAAAGTCCATAAAGCACGTTTACCTGCACAAATCGCATACTTTCTAATAAATTCATCCATCCAATCATTATTCATTATTATTACCCCAATCAATCTTGACTTCAATCTTGTTATCTGCAAGTCCTTGTTTACGTTGCTCAACGTCAACAGTTCTTTTTGCCAACTCTTTAGCCGCATTAGTGCGCTCAGTAAGTGGCGCATCTAAGCCAAACTGGTCTTTGACTTCGCCGCGCATAACAGAAGTAAAATATTCCATTACTTCATTGGCGTCAGCAATAGTCTTTTTTGCTTGTTCTGCCATAAGTCTATTTATCTCCTTCCTAACATTAGGCTTTTTGAGCATTTTACGTGTAAAATCTTTATATCCACTTCCAGCTCTTATTTTATCAGAAGATGCTTTGCCTATAGTTTTTTGAGTCTCTGTTTCACTCTTTATATAAGTAGAAATAAATCTCCAATCTTGAGGAGTTAAGGGTGTATCTTCTGTAATAGGTTTAGGGCCGCCCCCATACCATTTATGTCCCTTCGGTGGTGCCATTTGCTAATATCGTCCCCTTTCTGATTTCATTCCACTTCTCGTTGTCAGTAGGTAACTCTTGTCCATTGAGCATGTACCAGTAGTCACGTAAAAAGAAAACCATCTGCAAGAGTGAATAAGTGCTGAAAAGCTCTATCTTTGTACTCTTGCCTTTTTCTTCATCATAAACTTGTTTATGAAGAGTATAACGGTTAATCTCTCGTTTATGTCTGTCAGAATACCATTGTGTGATGTTATAACACAAATGTTCATCATAAACGACATTACACGCTCTCTGGAGTTTTCTTATGAGTCGAGATTGGTCTCTCTGTCCGCCCATAAAATCACCTCCTTCTACGTCTACCAGTTGCCCCTCTACTTCGTCTCGCCCGTTTCTTTACTGTTATTCTTGCCATTGTAAATCGCTCCTGTCATATCATTGCCGACATAGTTAGCGTTACCATCATCACTTTCAATCGTGACCTCATCAATGGGCAGAGAAAGATACCACATAAATCCGCCGATAGTACATACTTCAAGTATAACCATTACAACAAAAGCATAAAACCATCTTTTGGCGGATAAAGCAAGTTCTTTCATCATTTCAGTAGCAAGTGTTTGATTTTCCATGTAAAAATTCTCCTTTCTGATAAACATTATAATTCACATTTTTAGCGTTGTCAAATTCCGCGACCTACTTAGAAATTCGTGTTGCAAAAAATCTGAGAAATCATGAAATCACGTTGCGACCTATTACGAAAAATATATGGTAGACGTGGAGAGAGAACGCACAAGTGCGTGCTGAGTTAGCGGGGGCTAACCCCCCTTTAGCGCGTTAAAGCGTCAGCGCGTTAATGCGCTAAAGTGCGCTTCAGCACGTTAAAGTGCTAACGCTTCACAGTACTAAAGCGTGCTTTAACGAAGTAAAGCGTTACAGTGTTAGCACTTCACAGCATTAAAGCGAACATCTGTGTGTCTGACAATTCGATAAATTGTTTGAATTGTTTACACAATTAGAATATTCTGACAATTCATCATAAAAATGTAAATTGTCTATCTTGAATTTTTTTTCAAAAAAGTATTGCAATGTTGGGCATGGTGTGCTATACTTTAACCATAGTAAAGATAAACACACAGCACACACAACGAAAGGAGATAGCAATGAGAAACAAGAAAATCGAGATTAAGTTCCTGACCGAGAACTACGCCACCGAAGCGGACCTGAAGAGGGCTTTCCGCAAGCTGTCTAAGAAGCTCCACCCCGACAATGGGGGCAAGACCGAGGACTTCCAGCAGTTAAGCGCCGAGTACGACTACCTCGAACAGAGGTTCGAAGCCGACCGCAAGCGCAAGGCCGAGGAGGCCGCCCGCAAGGCTGCTGCCGAGGAGAGAGCTAAGAAGCGTGCCGCAGAGGAGGCCGCCCGCAAGGCCGCACGCAAGGCCGCTGAGGAAGCCAAGAAGAAGGAGAAGCCCGCAGGAGACAAGTTCGACCGCATCCTCGCCAGCATCCCGCTCCTGGGTGACATGGTGTGCAGACCCAACAGCAAGCGCACCGCAGTCCACGTCCTCTACAAGGGGAAGCGCGTGTTCGGCCACTCCGGCCCCATCCTCGTAGTCACCAGAGAAGAGCTCCTTGAGGGTATCACCGGAGCTGAAAAGAAGAACTACGGGTGGAGAGTGCCCGTCTCCGAAGAGAACATGAAGACCCTGCAGAGAAACGCCAAGAACCTCTGGGGCTGATGCCCACACGACCCGGGCAAGTCGAAAAACTGCCCACTACCTACACACATCTACAAAGTAGAGGAAGGGGAAATACCATGAGAACCACAACCATTGCCACAGGAACCTTGTACGAAGCCGATGGCCGAACCATCGGCGAGCTGTACACCAACCTCAAGGGTAGCGACCTGACAGTCACCGACGACTGGGTGCCGCACTTCTGGTTCGACCAGACGTACGGACTGCTGGTCGACCTCGTAAGACGCACCGTCTCCATCGTGATGCCTGCCACCTTAAAGCAGTGGAGATTGACCGGGGTCATCTGAGACCCAGCCCCCGGGGAGAACCGTAACCCGTAGCGACGACGGGCGGGGGCACTACCGCAATAGTGCGGGTGCATTGCCACAGAGTGGCAGAAAGGAGTAATATGATACTGTATTATCGTGTGGAGCGTGACCGCTACCAAAAGTACATCATTTCCTTGTTCTACCGCAACATGCTTGGTGGTATGAAGGAGATGCACCGCAGTGTGCATAACACCCCTAAAGACATCAATGAGGTGATCCAGAAGTACCGTCATGATGGTTACCGTATACAGAGTATTGCCACAGCATGATGCATCTACCTCGGGAGGGGCGTTTGCCCCTCCTTTTTTTGTGTAGTTTGTAGATAATCGACGTTCCATTGGTGCTTACCAGCGGTAAATACTCCCGCCAAGCGCGCCAATCTGCCGTTGGCGCTTAATTTTTGTGCAAATTGCACAAAGGGTACGGTATTCCACATAGGGGTCTGATTGTATATATTGCACAAAAACCTACGCCAGTCAGCCGATGCAGAGGCACGCTCGGCAGGTCTGCTTTTTGGTAAAAATGCACAAAAAATAGGTAAAAATTTAGCGTTATTTAAACAAATTTACCGTTGGTGTCGCAATGTATCCCTAAAAATCCCTAAAAATCCCTGAAAAAGTCGTGGAAATCCCTGAAAATACCTAAAAATCATCATGAGAAGTTGTTGGAGGCATCATGAGAAGTATAATTATCGTGGTATTATTTTGAGTATTCTATATATTGGTATAGTATCTATTTATTTATATTGGATATATTGCTGGAATATAGATATTTACTGCTTTTTCACTACGCCGCGACTTCGTTTTTTACCGCTTGCATATCACTCACATATTAACCACATATCAATAGAGTTTGTAGATTATGGTCGATTATTTTGAGGAAAAATAAAAAAAGGAGTCAACACAAAACTGACTCCTTTTTACTGTAGTCTACGAATTGCTATCCATTTCAATATTGAGGTTAAATTGCCAGCTTAAACTCATTGTAAACATGGCGAATAATAGAAGCAAGGTAGGCATTTCTATTTGCTTTTAATTCCTCAATTAACGAAATAATCTCTTTATCCAGAGCCTGAATATCTTTGCTCTTCTCATACTTGCGCCGAAAGTGTGCTGGATAAGTATCTATGATGGAATTGGCGAGATTATAGATTTCTACAGGAATCTTACCATCACGATATAATCTTTCGTTTTCCATTTTATCCTCAAATACTATAGATGCCATATCATTCTCTCCTTTCTTTCTGCATCACTTCCCACAGCACTCAAAGTATCTGGAGCAACTTGTTCCACATGCTGTCGGCCCATAAGTATCGCAGGGGCAGTTCTGAGCCCACTCATCATCATCGTCATCCCACTCTTCGTCATCCAACGGATTCTTGCTGTAAGAGCTGGTATATGCGTTCTGCTCCTCAATAATGGTTCCGATTGTCTCTTTCCAATTTGCGTTCAACATTTCAATTCTCCTTTCTTTTTACGGACTTTCACTCGTCACCGGCTCTGCATTTCTCAACACGGGTTGCCAACGTGCTATGCCTGCATTAGGTGACGCTTTAAGCGTCACATGTGCTGTGCAACCAACTCTCCGTTAATGTCGTTGTACAATCTGTACTCCTGGTCAGGACGAACGCTGATGTAATATGCCATCACTCCGCGCAGATGTGCAAGCTCACGGCAATACTCGGTTACAACCTTCTCCCCATCTCTGATAACTTCCAATCTGTAAAACATTTCAATCTCCTTTCTTATTGGTGAGCAACAACGTATTCTTCTTTTCTATATTATAACACACCATTGCTCACCTTGTCAAGAGCTTTTTGAAAATTTTTTCAATATTGGCACATCTGATTCTCCACAATATATCTCTCACAGAAATCAAGGACACCAGCATCAAACTGAGTAAGCTCAGACCTCACAGCAGAACAGCCAAACTCAAAGAGTTTATTGAGGTAATGCTGTGCTACATCTGCGGCATCCAGAAAACTCGACACATCTTCGGTGCGCTCCCGCACTTTATCACCGACACCCCACATTACCTCATAAGTCTCATTACCATTCTGCTCTCTTGTTGCTGTCAGGTTAACAAAATACATACCAATTCTCCTTTCTTTACTTTCCTCGCATCACTTTATGCCCATCTAATTATGTCCATCTGAACGGCTCTTCATAAACGATGAAATCATGACCTTGCGTGTCGAGCTTATAGTGGTGACGAGCGATTGCCTTTGCTGTTGCTCTATCACCAACAACTGCGATTGTTTTGCCAATCGTATCAGACCAATCACAGGTCTCAAAAACAATCCACATCTGAATTTTACTCTTGGCTTCAAGATACTCCTCATAATCTCTCAGGCACTCTCTTCTCCAAAAGTTTGCACAATCATCACCTTCCTTACCAGCAATGCAGTTGTACAGATTGAGGAGATTGCCGACATCCCCAGAATAATTCTCCACTTGATACTTCATTGCCTCGTACATTGTCCAAGATTTAATCGCCCTCATTTTATTTCTCCTCTCTAAGTTTGTAGATTATTCTTTATTTTGCCCGTATACCCGATAGCGCAGGTGTGAACATTATCTGCCTTCTACGTATCCGAAATCAGCAGGAATCTCATTGCTTCTGTAGGACACACCAGAGCAATTCCCCCAATTCTCACCGTTCAGATAAACTGTAAAATTCGGGTGAAGCGACTCGATTGCAGACCAGTGGTCTTCTGCAAGGAAGTTCGCCAGTTCAAAAACGTCCTTCATGGCGAACACTGTGCTGTAGTTTCCGTGCTTGTCATAGCTCTGAACTTCAAATCCAACATTGGTTCTCTTTTCTAATCTCTTCATGGTATATCCTTTCTGAATCTCTGGTTTTGAGCTTTCGCTCTTCTTTTCTTTCTTACATTATAGCACACCATTGAATACTTTGTCAATAGAGGGAACGAAAAAAAAATACAAAAAAAAGACGCCGAGGACTTTCGTCACTCGACGCCTGCACAGAAAGGAGATTGGCACTACTTTTTCAGCTCAATGTACATTCCTGTAAACTTACTGGCAACCAAAACTGCGGCATCTTTTCTGCTCATACCCAATGCCCAGTATAATGCTACTTCCTCTTCCCATGCATTGGAGAACAACTCTTTAAATTCCCTATCGGACACATAATCTTCATACCTACTTCGCATTACCTTGATAAAACGCTGGTCAACTGCTTCAATACGGTCTCTAATTTCCTGTTCTGTTCTCATTCTTCAATCTCCTCATCTGTATAATATTTACCATCGTAATATGTGTCACAGAGGTATGGCGTATCATGATATTTGGCGTGAAATACATCACAAATATGTCTATAAGAACACTCTCCGCAATAACTCACTCTCCAAAATACATTACAGTGGTCAATCAATTCTTTGTTTGTCACTTCTTCTCCTTTCTGCTGACTGCCATTTCTGACAGCCAGCATTTAACTTTGTAGATAATAGGTGCATATGTACACAGTATCAACGAACCAACTCCTCGAGTTTATCTACGATTTTATCATAACCAATACTTTCAACTGTAGTAAAGGCGATAATAACAGTATCCCTACACGGAGTAATGATGCCAATATACCCATCACCTTTGCGCATCTCAAAAGACCGATAGCCAATTTCCTCTACAGTAATGTCAGGATAAATCTCAGTAAAATCTTTGAGGGCATCAATAAGGTCACGCTCCTCTTCACTCATAGGGTTATCATCGTTATTAACATCCTGTTCAGTGTCAGTAACCTCATTATCTTCTTCCTGAGAAGGAGTTGTCGTAGTGTCAACAGTCTCCTCATCAGATTCAGTTCGACCATCTGGCCATCCAGCGGCAATCAATCGCTCTTCAACCGGACCGCGTGCTTCTTTAAGCAGTCCTCTTGTTGCTTTCACTTTCACTCCCCACTTTTCGCAGAGTGCTACGAGGTCTCTGGGTCGCATACTTCTAAGTCTTTCCTGATTTGTCATACCTTTCTCCTTTCGTTAACATGTATGTGTACTTTATTTACATACATTATATCACACCATTGATAGTCTGTCAACATATTTTTGAAAAAAATTTCAATGTTGGCAGACTATCAACTTTGTAGATATGGTTGTTATTAGATGCGTGCATCATCGTAGTAATGGTATTCTTCGAGTTTCTGGAAGAGGGCTTCTGCATCTTCTCTCGCTCTCTGCGCCATCACAGTTTTGCCGTCTTCTTCAAACTTCTCTGCCGCTTTATCGAATACAATCGACATCCAGTTCATTGTATCCATCGTGTTCTGTTTTGTAAAACGAGACTCGGTGCAGGCCTTTGCCCTCAACTCTACGATGTTTCTATCAAGTACAACCCTCATCACTGCACCTCCTCTGCATCAAACTCTTCCTCAAAGGCAAACTCATCACTCTTGGTGATAATGAAGAGCGACACTGCACCGGTCTCAGGATTTGAGAACTCAAATCCTGCGGTGAACTGAAAACTGTTGTGGGAAATAATTTTCAGGCCCCACCCCTCGTACTCCTTGCAGAGGGCTTCGCAGTGCTCCCAAGCTCTGAACTTTGCTCGGGACACGTTCCCATATGCATCGAACAGGGAGTAATCATTACTCCTCATGTATGCTCTCTGGAAGTTTTTCTCTCTCTTGTTCAGCTTTGTGGTCTTGATTGTCATTTCATTTTCTCCTTTCTGAATCTTGGCGCTGTGCGCTTTCTTTTTCTTGTTAATTATATTATAGCACACCATTGTTAGATTTGTCAAGTGTTTTCAAAACAAATTTTTCTTGCCTCAGCAAGAATTTTTTCGACTTCCCTCAACTTTGTAGTTGACCGCATTTCACTTATTTTGGAGAGTGCTGTATCAATAAGGTCTTCAACGTCAATAAGGTATCTCTGATATTCTTCGGTAAGCTCTTGTTCACTCTGACGGTAGGATTCAACTTCACGCTCTAACTCATCCCATGTTGCATCTATATCAGAAATCTCCTGATGCATGAAGCTATACCAATCTTCTCCCATATCAACTCTTGCTATGTCAATACCATCATAATAATCATTGACGGTTTCCAGTCTTCCATTAACATAGATAGTATTCATTTTGTCTCCTTTTCCCACTCTTCATAAAGGTCTGCGACCTCATCTTCGGACATATCACACAAATCGACTTCACAGCCATAAAGCTCATTAACCCACTCATTGAAACTCATTCTTATACCTCCTCAATCCAGTCTATTGTATAGAAGAAGTCCTCAACGCTATGATATTTTTTATAGGCCTTATCCTCTAACATGCGGCACAGCTCTTCTTCTGCATTTTCCTCATCAGCACCAAATACCTCTTCATCAAACTCCTCGCTATGATAAATTTTCTCGTGCGGGTCATCAATTCCCCATTTACCTGTAATCTCATAGAGATTGCCTTCTTCAAAATCATCCTCTTCACCACAGTGTGGACAGCACTCGTAGTAAACTGTCTCGGAGCAAGGGATGCCCCAATACTCACCTCTGCTTTCTTCTACAGCTTTACATCCAAGTTCATCAAAAATTTCACCACACGCATTACATCTGTACATAATATCTCCTTTCTAAATCTGAATCTTGCGCCTTGCGCTTCTCTTTTATCTGATTATATTATATCACGCCATTGCATATTCTGTCAAGTGATTTTTGAAAAAAATTTGCAGTGGCAAAGAACTTTTTCTTCACCACTGCACTAAATCAATAATCGTCATCCTGCTCAACTTCGGACTGAGCTTCAATCCTGAAATTGTTCAGATAACCATAAACTTTTGTAAAACCATTGAAGTCTACGACATTGACCGGAGAATCAGGGTCGTAATCTTCAAGGAGCTTAATCAACTGACCAACTGTCAGAGTCTTTCGTTGAGGCTCATAAGCATCCCTATCGGATGCAATGTATACAAATTCTGCTCCGAGGTCTTCGGCGTAAACATCATCAATGTTCTCCTTACCAACTTCTCTATCCATAATATGGACTGCCTCATCAATGGCTTCCCACTGAGTTTCAGCGAAGACATTAACCTCAAAACCTTCATCCCAATCTTCTTTAAGAACCTTACCGCAAACTTTATATTTATGCATTTTCATTACTCCCCCTCTAACTGGTCGAAACTTCTATACCCTGTAACCGCATAGAGAATGTCACACATAGTTTCTTCGGTAAAACCGTTGATGCACGTTACCACATCAAGTGTCTCCTGAGACACACCAATAATCTCTTCAAGATATTCCCACATCTGCTCTTTTGTCATGGCTGTTCCTTTCTGCCCGTCAAGCCGATAGCTCAGCTTTGTAGATTATGGTTAGCTATTCTCACTTAGTAGGGTCGTAGTTGTTCTCATCGAGAATAGCACGGATAGCATCAATATCTTTCTGAGTTGCGTTCATGCAACCATCGAGATTCTTCTGCTCGTACTGGTCTCTTGCGTTAATCAGCTCAACGCAGAGGTGACACAAGAACGACAATGTATCCTGTTTATTATAACGAGTGCTACCATACCCCTTTGCTTTGACCTCGACTTCGTAGCTGTTGATTGTAACCTTCATTTTAGTTCTCCTTTCTGAATCTGGCTCTGAGCTTTCGCTCTTCTTTTCTATCTGTAAACAGTATAGCATACCATTGCATATATTGTCAAGTCTGACTATTCACTGAAAATCAGCAAATAGTCAGACAATTCAAATCTTCTTACGTCCAAGGCAAATCATCTTCTGTCCAAACATCGTAGTTATTAGCAGTAGACTTTTCCTTCTCTTCATACTCTGCCTGCATACGGTCGAGATATACATCCCAAGTCTCCTGCATAATATCGGATGCAATCTCAAATGCCAGCTTCGAGCTTATGGAGAAGTGATTATAGATATACTCCATCGCATAGTAAAATGCAGACTGACCATCAATGCAACAATTAGAAACGTATTTGTCCCAAATATACTCATGTACAGGACCGAAGAAGTTCTTCTCCTCAAATTCAGTATATTCGTGAAATCTTGCCATTTTTATTTCTCCTCCTTATGCTCTTTTAATCCAAGCTCTTCTGCAAGCTCTTCCCATCTCCAATCTACTGCGTACTTATAGTCACAGGTAAAGAACAGCTCGCCATTCTTTCTAATCTGCCTTACACCATCTATGGTTTCCAATGTATAGTGGTCATCACCGCTATAAAGGTCTGCAAAGATACGCATTTCAATTCTCCTTTCTTTATAATGCCCGTATACCCGATAGCGCAGGTTTTTGTGTCAGACTTTCATAATCTGGTCAAAGTAGTATCTCACACCCTCTTTTCTGATGAAGGCGCGACCAGATTCACTGAGCTGAATCTTGTGTCGGCGAATCTTCTGACGCCCTGTACCGAAGTTAAAACATGCGATTGCATAATCTTCGATACCATTCTCAATATCGAGAATTTCAAGACCACCAAAGTTGCACATCTGGTAAACACCACAAGCTCTGGTCTCAGCGTATCTCTTGTACAGCGGAATGTTCTTCATAGGATTCTCCTTTCTTAATCTGCTCTCCCTGTCGATTGGCATCGTGAGCTTATCTGCAACACCAGCGACATTATAAGCTATGCGCTTTTCTTTTCTATCTGTAAACAGTATAGCATACCATTGTAATGTCTGTCAAGTGTTTTTGAAAATTTTTTCAAAAAAAAATTTAGCACCCAGAAGATGTACAGTCCTCTGAGTGCTAAACATCATTCGTCCTTAATCTTCTCAACCTGTGTGTCAGTAAAGAAGCTGGACAGCTTCATGAAGCAATATCCTCGACCTTGAGGCTGTACTTCACCTTCATCAGCATCTTTCGGTTTTCTATTTGTGTACTTCCAGATGCTGAACTTGGCGATTGCTTTCTCACCTTTCTTTACTTGATAGCCAAGACTCTTCCACTTGGCGTATGTGTGAAGAGGCTGAATCTCGTCAATTTCACACTCCTCACCAGTCAACATATTGACGCCTTTGAGCTTACGACCGGTATAATGAAGCACGCCCTCATCAAGAAGTCTGAGCTGTTCCATTGTGATGATTTCTGCATTTGTTACTGCCATTTTCTTATCTCCTTTCTTACTCTGTAAAAATATAAGCCTCACCCTTCGCAATCATATCTTCTGTTTCACCGTAATGATAAGCCCATTCGTGAATACTCTTATCACCACCGTTTTTTACATATTCTGCAAAGTGCTTCGGGAAACCGCTTTTCATTAGCTGTTTAAACTCCTCAGGAGTTAATTTTATCTGCACCCAACGCTCATTGGTTACGTTCGGTAACTGAACAAAAATAAGGCTATTACTCATACCAACAATTCTCATCTTCACAGCAATTCTCCTTTCTTTCTTGTCTGGTTTTCTGAGCTTTCGCTCTGCTCTTTTCTATGATTTCATTATACTATATCCTTGTTAAATTTGTCAAGTCTGAAAATTTACGCAAAAATAAAAAAGTTGTCAGACAATTTGCTTGCCTGACAACTAATTTTCACAGATTATTCTGTCCTAAAACGATTCTATCTAAAAACTTTATCGCTTCTCCTTTGTCGTAGAATACCATCGGTCCTTTCTTATTTCGCATTAGCTGAATATCTCCATCATAATGGGAAAGAATCTGTATCTTGTATTTGCCTTTGACCGATATGATTCTGTATGTACTGAATATGGTAGACTTCTCATACACTATTTCGTCCATTTATTGTCTCCGAAAACAATCGTTTACCACTTGACTGCATCTTCTTGAAACACACCGCTCCATATCCCAACTTCTGTGCGTCTGGATTTTTCAACTTTCTACCGCATCGGAGACAGTGTTCATGAAGTTTTCCTTGTAATTGGTTTGTATTCATTGCACTTTCTCTCCACTTCACTTATCACCATTGCTATGTCTATCAAACGAATGTGGTATGTATCGAGAACACTCTCTACCGAATGGTGCATGATAATCATATCCCACAACGCATGAAGCACTTTTGCCTGTCTGGTTTCTTTTAGTGTCATCAATTTTCCCTCGCCCGAATATTTGAAATCTCATACTTCACCAGTGACCCATCAGACATTCTCACATCAATATTAGATGGCACAGAAGAGTCTGACATTGTATACCGAACCTTGACAATCTCAACCGGACTGACATGTTCTCTTTCACATTCTGCCGCTTGCTCACGAGTCGCAAACAAAGCACCGCAAATTTCACATTGATACATCGGAACTTCTTTCATAACTACCTCCTTTTAATTAAGTTTGTAGATGATAGCCGCTTACAGCACTCGCACAAGCAGGTACGACATTGCCATTTCATCCTCAATCTGTCCTGTTTTTATGCCGCTTTCAGTTTGCTGTATAATTCTCATCATTCGGACTAATTCGCTGTCTCTGTACTTACCGACATGTTTCTTAGCGTTCTTTATCTGCCACCCTGTCAGACCTGTACCTTTACTAACATTACTACCACTATAAGATTGTACTTGCAATACCGCTTTTGCATTATTATACAGAACAGATAACATTACCATCGTAGCTTCTCCATACGCATAAGCCTTCTCAAGTAAATTAAATGCTGTATTCACTTTCCTGTCAAGTATTGCGTCTGTTAAATCCCAGATAGCATCATAAGGCGGTTGATAAATTGTTCCATCATCCAATAGCTCTAAAAATATGCCGTCTTTTGATACATCTCTAAACTCTGGCACATTTGCAGTTATTTTTATCTTATCAATCTCTAACAGACACCTACCATAATCATGCTCACAAATTTCAATCAATCTCTGGCAATTATCATCTGACAGATTAACTTCCCGTTTGATATATTTCTTCAATGCGGAATCAGATAACGGCTCAAAGTCTACGATTCTATCTTGATTATCCTTATAATATTTCTTGCGCTTGTCTGTAGTCGTAAGTATATGTATAAATAGATTGCTCTGTAATGCGCTTAAAATGCTCTGTGTTGCGATTTTATCATTAAGTAGTAGTTCTGTATCATCACGCACGATAAAGAGCTTAGAAGAGCTAATAAGCGCATTGGAACGAATTTTAGAATACACCTCTCTGTAGCTATCAAGACGTACAACTTCCAACTTCATCACTTTTGCTATCTGCTGAATATATATTTGCTGAACTTTCCATTCTGGCCCAATAAAAATCAGATAGTTGGGAATCTGTTTACTCTTTATCTTTGCCTTTAATGTAGCAACATCCATATCTACCTCACAATGTATATAATATCCACAATATCACTAAGAACGTCAGCACTATTGGTAAATAGTTTAGATTCATAACCACCTCAAATCAAAAATCCATGTATCCATAAGCATCTGCTTATTTATTCCCTTTGTCTTTAATGCTATCAGATATTTAGAAGTAATAATGGACCATTCTGAATTTTCATTTTCTATACACACCCTCTGAAAAATCTTCCAGAATAATCTTAAATCATATCCTTCTGAGCCTGCTTTCAAAGATACTTTTGCAGGAATCTTCAAAGCATTTGCAATATTTACCTCTGCGACATTCTCAAATACCAACTTCACATAGTCGTACAATTCAGTTATGCCGAAGTTTACTAACATTTCTGCTTCACCGGGAGTCTCACAAACATCTGTAAGAATTTCCATTTCTTCTGACTCTGGGTCAACTCCCAATCTTGACGATGCATAGTCGCTCAAATCTTGTGGATAATATCTATCCATGTAAAAAATCTGCGCTCTACTTCTGATAGTGACCAGAGTATTTACTTCATCTTCCAGTGTCATGATAAAATAATTGTTGTTCGGGCACTCTTCTACTACTTTCAGTAAAGCATTTTTAGCGGCATTGCTCATATCATCTGCATCTGGCATAATAAATACTTTGTCTCGCATCTTATATGCCATTTCAATCATTCTTCTAACTGAGTCTACCTTATTGTCTTCAAGATAAACTGCCTCAGAAAAATTCTCTTTCAGAAATGTTTTCTTACCACAACCCTTCGGCCCAACAAAAATTGCAAAGTGTGGAAAAAATCCGTCTCTCAATAAGTCTGTAACATATCTTGATATGTATTTCTGACCAATCATTTCTTCTCCTTGTTTACAAGAATGGTACACTCAATATCATACTTCACTGACTGAGACCACTTAATATCTGCATTGAGCTTTACAAAGATTGACAGCCAGTTATGAATATCTTCCCACTCATGCTCACTATAACTCTCCATAACTTGCTCATAATCAGGAAGTTTCGGCATCTGTAAATATTTCCAATCACAGCCGAGTGAATACTTATCAAGGTCAAGAAGAAACTGTACATACTGGCGAATGAATGTCTTTAACTCTTTACCTGCACTATGAAGATTCTCAATAATCTCCACAGCATCTTTAGCACTCATATCATCATAGCCAATCAGACAATCTGTAAGCTGAAACATGATAGAATAATCTACTGTGCCGAGTGCTGTTGTCACTGATTTTAAGGTGAGACTGTCAGAATATGCAAGGCATTTATCAAGCATTGTAATAGAATCTCTCATTCCACCATCTGCCATCTTTGCGATAAACGCTACAGCTTCATCCACAGTTTTCTCTTTTACAGCACAGCCTTCATTCTTCAAAATCTCTTTCAATCGAGCTTCAATACCTTCTTGGCTGATTCTCTGAAAATCATATCTTTGTACTCGTGAAAGAATTGTTTTCGGAATCTTCTGCGGGTCTGTAGTACAGAACAGAAAAATACTCTTTGCAGGCGGCTCTTCAATGATTTTCAGCATAGCTTGCCACGCTGAGTTAGACAGTGCATGGCACTCATCAATGATAAAGATTTTATACTCCGAATTGATGCTCTTTGTCTTTGCCTGCTGAATAATATTACGAACATCATCAACACCATTATTAGATGCGGCATCAAGTTCAATCGGATTTCCTTCTCCATTGTTAATCTCATTCGCAAAAATTCTTGCACAAGTTGTCTTACCACAACCAGCAGGTCCACAGAAAAGATATGCGTTCTTTATTTCACCTGACTGTAACTGTTGCTGTAAAATAATTTTTGTACTGGACTGCTCTGTAACATCTTCCCACGTTTGTGGACGGTATTTCACTGCAAGTGTTTTCATTACTATTATTTTTCCTCCAACTCTTTACAATAAATTGATAACCGACCCGACCAACCGTCATCATTAACATGTTGCCAATTACAAGTATTAACTACCTTTTTAACAGTCTCATATTCCTGCTTTGTGAGATACATATAACCAGTGCAATCGCCCTCTGCTGAATACATCAAATCACACAAATACTGTTTGCCTTTCATTCTACATCCTCTCTTTCTGGAAGTTCTAATATTTCTGAAATTGGCGCTTTATAATAATAGTTATCAATTATACAATAACAATAACTACTATCAGCCTTAGACTCATTCGACCATTTTATTGGGCAACGCATACAACTGAACCCATCATTTACAGCTACATATTCGCATAGAAAACAATTATTAGTTATATGTTCTATTGGGAAATGCTTATGACACCACTGTTCTTTATACCTAATTCTGTCTATATTCTCTGGTTTATCACCTAAATCTCTCTGCATATCACTCCACATCTGACGATGAAGTTTTAATGCCTCTTCTCTTGTAAGTTTCATTCTATCCCCTCGGTCATAGATAATCTCTGCTGTTCAATCATTTCCGTTTTTTCTTGTATACGCTTCGCTTCTAAATCATATCTTAACTTAGGATTAAGAAGCTCATCTATTGTTCTGCCAAGATACTCAGATACAAGTATTGCTGTCTGTAAAGAAAATGCTTTCTGTGTACCCAACTTTCTTCTCGAAAAATATCCCGGAGACAAACCACAATACTCTTCAAATTCTTTCAGTGTACCCTGCGATTTAGCAAGGTACACTGCATTATTTACAAACTCACACACTTCTTTGGTCTTCTCATACGTTTTCATTAGGTTCTCCTTTCAGTACATATCTTGCATACTTACAAGACTCACCGAAACGAGTAGTTGTCTCTACCATTACAGTATCAATATCATAACCCTTTTCCCGCAAATCAAAGATACATGCGGCAAGTCTTGTAACGCCGTACTTCTCAAACGCTTCTTTAGAAGTCAAGTACGGGAAGTTCCTCAAGTGTTCCAGAATCGCTACTTTGCTCCCTCGCATTTTCTATCTCCTTTTCAGAATAAACATACGTAAAAAAGTCAACGCCATCGTAATTAAAATACTTCGCCCATTTAGGTGTATCTTTATACTCTTCTTTATTATGAAACCTAACCCAGAAGTCTCTAACACAATACTCTACCTTAGGCTGGAGCACTTCTACCGCATACTCAAATCCATGAAGAAGAACTGGATTATCATCACCAACAGAAGCATATGCATACTCATCTGTTGGTCTACACTGTATCTGTCTCTGACTCGCTTTTACACCAGTAACAAGGTCATCAAGCCAATCTGTCAGATTCTTATGAATCATTTCCAAACTCATATCACTCATTTTAAATTCTCCCTTCTTCTAAACACTGTTGTAACAACTGAAACTGCCGCTCTGAGATAATGTAGTATCTCTTATTTGCACTTGGACCAAAATCGAAACATAATGCTGATTCTCTACCCATTGCAAATGCTTCTTCTTCATTCTTCAAGAGCCAATCTTCTTTGACTGTAAAAGATTTACAATCTTTGGTCTTTGTTTTGCACTCAATCGCAAACACATCCGTAATTACATCCGATTTCATAAATGCTGTTGCACCACTATTTGCTTGTCTTTTACCACCAAGACTCTTTGCAACTTTATTCTCCTGTTTCTTGCTGTAGTATCTTGTTGGTCTGTTCATTTGAATTTTGCTCCTACTTTAATAAGTGCGGCTATAATGACTATGGTCTCAGACTCACCAAACTGCATACGATAACGAAGCATATCCCACATATCGTCTTGGTCTATAGTGCCGTTAAAATAGTTGGTATTATCTTTGTATTTTTCGATAATCTCGTTACAATCCTTCTTCCTAATTTTGTCTATCATTTTACTTCTCCTTTCATAAAAAATGTGATACAATGTTCTCTGTCTTTCGACTAAAAACATTGTATCACACTATACTTGAATATGCAAGCACTTTTTGACGATTTTTACAAATAATTTTTATAGGTTCACATCACTCGAAACGTAATATCCTGTCAATCCAAACTTATTGACAAAAGACTTTATCTTGGAAACCATCTTCGGGTCATCAGAGTATTCGAGTAAAAATGTGCTCATACCATGTACTTTGAGTCTACACATATGCTCTTTATACCACTCGCTCTGTTTACCCTCTTGATTACTGAACTTACCTTTTCCACTGTAGCTTACTATACGAGTAAATACTTCTTCCTGTGTTACAGCATCTACAAAATCTTTTATATCTACCTCTTCTTTATTCGGCCCTTCAAGTTTAATAAATGCACTTATGCCGAGATTCTTCACAGCACACAACATTGCATAAGCATTATCAAAATCAGAAAATGCTCCGCACTGTACTTTGTTCAGTAACTTACCGTCACCTGCATCTTCTATCTTAATGGTAGCTTTAATGTCGTACTTCGATAAAGTGCTCACTAATCCTTCTGCATTATCATAGACTGAATATGCGCCACACTGAACTTTATACAGAGCTAAATGAGCTTCACCATCCATCTTATCTTGCAGAAACTTTGAACCACCATTTATCATCACATATCCGCCCAGACCTTTAATTCTTCTCAGAACGGAGATTACTGCATTGTATGTGGCAGAGCTTTCATACTCTTCATATACATCTACGTTATCAAGCCACCAACCATCACAGCCAAGTAATTTTATCTTCTTAGCTCTATCCACACAGAAATCTCTCACAGCGGTTCTGCGCAAGTCTAAATACCACTCATGCGGCCAATCTTCTAATTTTTTTAAAGTATATTTCTTTAAGCTGTTAAAATAAGGTCTTTCATCAGATATAGAACCAACAGACAGATAGCCGAGAACTTTATAGCCCTTACCCTTTAATGTCTCAATCTCTTTCTTTGTAAAATCTTCTGGCTCAATAACTACAATACTTGGTGTGCTGACTTTTCTCAGCTTCTTTGCTTTGCCGCTCGATGTTAAGTAGACCTTATAATTCACTTAGTAAACTCCTTTCTGAATTTCTTGTTTTTAGAACAAGTTACTACCATTTTATTCTCAATGCAGTCAATGTAAATATCACCATCTTCGTGATTTCTCATAACAAGAGCGCCAACTTTTTCAAGTCTCTTACGAGTAGTGCTTCTACCAGAACCTTCTCTATGATGATAATTGCTGAGTGCTACAAGTGGCTTAATAGCCTTGCAAATTGCTTCATTACAAGCATTTGCATCACCATGCCATTGGCATTTAAAAATATCTGCTTTTAAGTCTTTAACTGCCTTTATTAGCGCATTATTTCCTGCGTTCTGTAAATCACCAGCAGAGTGATAAATCCATGTACCATCAATCGTAAATCTGGTAACAATAGACTCATTGTTTACAAAATGATGGCTGTCATGCTCAGAAACAGCAGATGCAGGAAGTTGGTATATACACTCACACAGAACACTACCAACTGTAAAACTACTACCGGCTTTCATGTATGTATATGAAGCGCCATACTTCTTAGCTTTTGTTGCTTGATTCCTAATAGCATTACCATAAGACTTCTGGTACTTATCAAGCTGTGTGCAGTCTGGCAGATACAGGGCTTTGACCTTAAAATTGCTGAACACTTTTGTCAGCCCACCGTAATGGTCACCATGTGCATGACTGATTACTACTGCATCAATCGTCTTGACGCCTGCCGCTTTTAGCTTCTTCACAGTCGTGGAAGAGGACATAGCTGTGTCAATCAGTATGCAGTGCTCAATGGTCTTATCATCTTCACCATACTCAATAATTGCTGTAGCATCGCCGTATAAACTCTCATTTTCATCCATGAAGTTGATAGCCCAGATTCTTGTACGATGCCCGTCAACATATGTGGGTTCAGGCTTATCTTCTGTCTCTACTGTAACAATAATAGGTTTATAGCCGAGCGAAACAAGCTGATTATAACGCTTTATGGCATTGTTTTTATCAGCAAATGCACCACATTGAACTTTGTAGAGTATCCCTGACTTAACTATGGTTGTTTGTGTGTGCAACAGCTCAATTATCTTTGCGGCTTGTTTTTCTGCATTGCGCTTTAATGCAAATGCACCTGTTTGTACTTTATACAGTGTCATATTACCTCCAATTAAAATAAACGCTTTTTACAAGATTTTTTAGGCTTCTCTTTTTTCATTATAGCGTTTTTTCTGGAAGTAATCAATGTCTTTGCTTTTGCTACAACCCAATCAAGAGTTATGGGAAGAAATGCTCCGGTACTTGCATCCCAATCCTGAAAGTATTCAAATAATACTACTTGTTCAGATATTTCTGGATATTGATTCTGCAAATCTCTAAGCTCTCTCGCCCATTTATCCCATTGCTTATCGGATATTACATTGTGATTCAAGTGATAATACAAACAAGAGTGAATAAGCATCTGATACCGTCTCTGCTGTATCTTCTCTGCTATATCCAACTCTTGTCCTTTAAATAATTCATATGTTCTCATAAAGCCAGCAGTAGGATTTGAACCTACACGACTGCTTATAATTTACTCCAAACTGGCCATTTTCTGGAGGGGTGCACCTAACAGCACTGACACAGATTACAAAGTCTGCCGCTCTACCGTTGAGCTATACCGGCAAAAACTCGTTTGAAAAACACCTTTCGGAAAACTGCCACGAGTATTAAACAGCCACATCCACTAAACTGTTCTAAGTTTTTCTAAGAGGTACATCCCTATATTGGATTTTGGCGGGATGGCATTACATAGACTTACACTAACACTCTCTAACGATGGTTGAGATACAAAGTCTCAAACAGCCCATGCTGGAATCGAACCAGCGCATTGATGGGTCAAAGCCACCTGCCTTACCTCTTGGCGAATGGGCTATGTGTGACGCCAGTAGCTAACTGACGCCACTTGAAAGAAAGAAGATAAAATGAAGAACCCTGAGATTTCTCTGCTGATGTTCTCAGGCACACCCGTATGTTTCTAATAACGTCAAACATACAAATCCGGCGAGGGAACGGCGAGACTCGAACTCGCAACATCATGGTTAACAGCCATGCGCTCTGCCGATTGAGCTACGAACCCTGGTCGGTTTAACGTAAACCGGTAACGACACATCGGGAATAATTGGCCTGAAGTATCTGTAAACAGACACCTCACTGGGTTACCCACATTTGCTCTTAACCCCGCATAGAGACTCTGGGACTCGAACCCAGGA